CAGCAAAACAACATGGTTATAAACCAAAAGGTTAATAATGTCTAAGCGAGTAGATTTATTTGGACATGATAAAGGAGCTGGTGATACTGTCAGCCGTATAATTAAAACTGTCACTCGTGGCAAAATAAAGGAGTGTGGAGGATGCCAAAAGCGTCGAGATACATTGAACAAGATAATTCCTTACAGGAACAACGAGACAAAGCGTTACGAGTAAAAGACGGTGGTTCTATAGAAGGAGTTGAAGGTGGATTACGATTAGACGTATTCGACCATGATGACCCTGAAGATGCACAATGCATTTGTGATTTACCTGAAAATGCGCAAGACTACATTATACAAGACATAGAGTACGAAGACAACAATGCCTAAACAAACCTTCAAGATTCAAGGGTTTCATGGAGGCATTAGCTCTGATACTGACCCAAGAGATATACAAGATATAGAATCACCTTCATTAGTGGATGTTAGTATAGATTCTGTCGGTAGAATTAAAACATTAGGTTCTGTTTCTACAGATTCAACAGATTCAAATGCTTTAGTAATAAAACCAAATAAAGGATTATTTGTTATGAATACAGATAAACAATTAGATGGGACTGAAGCTAATGAATCATTTATTATTGCCTATGATGCTGTTGGGGACAGTTTTGATATAAAACAAGGTGATGTTTGGTCAACTGCTCAAATATCTTTAGATACAACAAGTCCTGTTTTTTATGTGGGGGATGGTAATTTAAGAATTGGAGATGGTGGATTTACAGATGCTTCTGATAGCAAGTGGTTTGGATATATAGAGGATGAAAGATTTAATGCATTATCATCTGATTCTGGAACATTGGGGTGGGTTTCTGAAAACCAATCAATAGAATCTCCAACTTCAGGTATGTGTTTAATATCTACCCCTGAAACTAAGTCAGATACAAATGGAGTTAATTCTTCTAGTGCAGAATATATAGGTAGTGTAGCCCCCGATAGTGATTTTGTACTTGAAAGGGCTGTGGCTGATGTAGGTAGTGTGAATTTAAGAGTCGGATTACAATATAATCAAAGTATTTCTAGCGTTGCTAGTGGGTACGCTGGTACTAATTGTACCTTAGCTGATGAAACTACATATTATCCTTTAATTGGGGATAATAATGTTAAAGCGACAACAGATTCGACTCTGTCTACTACAAGTTCTGTGTTAGAAGATTCTCTGTCTTATAGTATAGATGAAGAGAATAGTGTTGTTTTTGGATTTTTTTTAACAGCTAGTCAATATGCTATTTGGAATAATGTAACTATATCCCATTATACTTCTGGGGATGCTTCTAATATAAATTTTATTTTTCCAAAAGAGGACTTATCTCCAGATTGTTGGAATTTACTAGTGTGTTCTGCTTCTAATGTAAAAACCTCAACATATACTCTTGGAGATACTCTAGTTAAGTGGATTTTTTTCGCAATAGATACACTTTCTGGCAGCAGTTCTCCTACTTTTTGGATGAGTGGGCCAGTGGTTATTAAGAACCCTTCTTTGTCTGGATTTCAACAAGGGAATTATACTTTTTATCACACATATTTATACGATGACGAAAAACAGGAATCCTTGCCATTTTTATTCGAAGACCCCGATGGGGTGGATGTAAATCAATTAAATATTGTAGGAGAATCATTACTTTTAAATTTTGATGCTTATATCAATCCTTTTTCGGATAGACAAATTCTAACTGATGATGGAATAGATATAGACCAAGATACCATAGATAAAGCTTCTCATGGATTAATAAATGGAGATAGAGTAATATTTGAAGGAATACGAAATGCAACTGCAATAGCTAATGATACTCTTTATTATGTTGTTGGAGTAACCACAGATACTTTTCAGCTTTCCGCTACTAAAGGTGGCTCTGCGATAGATATAACAGGAGCTGATGACCCCTTCACGACAGGGACGACTGGGTCAAGTGGGGCTGCCGCTGACACTGCAAACTTAACATTAGCCACTGGGGCATCAGCCTCTGATGATTTTTATAACGGTCATATTATTCAGATTTTAGCTGGGGCAGGAGCTGGGCAATACAGAACTATTTCAGACTACACAGGCAGTAGTAGAGTGGCAGTAGTTAGCCAGGCATGGACGACTGTTCCATCTTCATCTTCTTTCAGAATTTCTCCAGCTTATAGATATTATATTTTTAATAAAAGAATTACTGGTTCAAGATTATACTATAAATTACAAGAAGATGATAATCTTTATTTAATAGGTGAATTAGATTTTGTTGATAAAGGATTCAAATGGTTGCCAGAAGGCGATGTATTAGCTTATTCTATGGCAAATACTGCTTCAACAAGTGGCAATTTTTTTGCACAATCAGTAATCGTAAAAGGGATTTCACCTAATTCTGCTAATACAATAGACACTTTTAAAAACATAAATGGGTATGGAGGAGTTACTAAATATGTTGATGCTAAATTTAAAACAGCTGTTGTGCATGGTCGAAGAGCATATATAGGTAACGTTAGACAACCATCTGGCTCAACTGGTAAAAATCATCCAGATAGAATGTTAAAAAGTCAAATTAATAAATTTGATGTTTTTCCAGATAAAATGGGAAGCGTGGATGTAACAATAAATGATGGTGAAAGTATAGTTAAGTTAGAAGCATTTGCAGATAGGATTTTACAATTTAAAGAAAAAACAATGTATGTCATAAATGTGTCTGAAAGTGTAGATTTTCTTGAAGATACGCATGAGAATAAAGGATGTGCTTTCCCTTATCATGTTACTAAAACAGATTTTGGTATTGCATGGTTTAATTCATTTGGTGTTTATTTCTATGATGGAAAACAAGTAACAAATCTTTTAGAAAAGAATGGAATGAGATTAATAAGTGAATCTGATTGGGAAGCGTTTATTACAGATGCAGAAGATGGGAGTGCTGATGATTCAACTACAGAAAATGCTCATATCGGGTACGTACCTAAGAAAAGACAATTATTAATTAAAAATGAAAATACAGATGTTTTTATATATGATTTTGTATTAAGAGCTTGGATGAAAGGCTCATCTAAAATAACTATTGGTCGTACAAGTAATAATACTGATGAAACTAATATGACTAATTTTGTATTAGATAAAAATCAAGATTTAATGTACTTAAGCGAAGATGATTCTGATGTTATGACTTGGAATCCAGATGCTGCCGCAAGTTCTGCGTTTGTATATCAAACAAAAGATATTGATTTTGGCGAACCGGGAGTAAGAAAAAAGGTTTATAAAGTAAGAATTTCATATAAAGGAGATGCCGACAGTTTAAATGTAAGATATAGTAAAAATGGTGATACCGATACATTGTATAATTTTTGTGGAACAAATGCAGATGGAAGCACAACTGGAAGTGCCGATGCTACTCCATTGCTTGATAAAACAGACCTTACATTATGGTCTCACGCTGAGTTAAAACCATCAACATCTTCTGTCGCAAATAATATATATAGTTTTCAAATACATATGGATGGAACTGTTGATTCTGATTTTGAAATTAATGATATTAGTATTATTTATAGAATGAAGAGTATTAGATAATGGCATTAACTAGAGAAGAACGCAAATTACTTCATCAGAAGTCTCAACAACCTACCTTTGGTTCTGGTAAGCCAGATTCTAGAGAGGGAAGTGATGGAGATATATCTTTTAGAAAAGTTGAAGGCTCTGGTACAGTACAGTACTTAAAGGAAAATAATGACTGGACAGCTATATCTTCTACAGGCGAAATGCCAGTTATGCGAATTGGTGGAGGTTCATCTGGAGGTGGTTCAAGTGGAGTTAGTAACCATGCTTCTTTAAGTGGATTAGAATCAGATGACCATGATATATATCTCCTTATTGATGGCTCAAGGGCTATGACTGGAGATTTAAGTCTTGGCGGGGGCGATGGGGCATTAACATTTACTGTTGCAGGTGAAAACTCAATAAAGATTCCAGATAATCAAGCAAGTGCTTTAATAATAGAAGAAGCTAATACGGCTTATCTAACATTCGTTACTACTAATAGTGGTGAAAAAATGCAATTCCATAAAGCATTAGATATAGATGCGGTTTCTGATTTTGGTTCTAATTCGATGACAAATGTTAATATTGATTCAGGTGCTATTGATGGAACCGCTATTGGGGCCTCTTCTCAAGCAGCTGGTGATTTTACTGCAATAGGGGCAGTAGCTGCGGGTACTATTGTAGGCACAACAATAGATGCTACTACTGATTTTACTATTGATGGGTTAGTATTAACTGCCGATACTATAACTAATGATGCGGCTTTAACAGTTGATGTGGCTGGAGATATAATACTTGATGCAAATAGTGGTGTTACTAAGTTTTATCTCGCAGGTGATACTAATGATTATGCTTCACTAACTGTTGCCGCTAATGGAGTAACAACTTTAGCGACATTTGATGATGGTGGAACAGTAGGTCATTTAACTTTAGATGCAGATGGAGATATTATTTTAGATGCCGCTGGAGATGATATATATTTTAAAGACGCTGGCTCAGAAAGATTTAGGATGGATTTAGATGACACACCAACTTTAGCTGCAACAGGAGCACTTACAATACATGGTAGTTCGACTATGACTCTTGATGCTACTAGCGATTTTATAGCTAAAACAAATACTAGGGAAGTTATAAAAGCAAATACAAGTAGTAATATATATTTTCATGCTTATGCTCAAACATTATTTAATGATTATTATATTAATATTAGTGCTAGTAATCGTCATTTAACTAGTGGGGTTTCTGATTTTCAACAAAATTATAGTTGGCTAGGTAAACATTCTGTATCTACTGCATATAATACAAGTTTCGGGACATAATTATGGGCGGATACCTATCTACTCCTTTATCAATTAAAAAATATATAAAGATTCCTCCAAGAAGATTAATCTCTGGATTTTTACATATTAATGTTATTAGTCACGATGATAATGATGACAAATTAGACGCATATCAATGGTATAGGGATGAGATTGACAGCCATACCACTGCTGGGACTTTAGCGTCAATAGCTGATTGGCATAGTGCTGACCCGTGGAGAGCTCAGGCTATCGGTGTTTTTGATGATGAAGGTAGGGCTAATAAATTTTTAAGTTTTGGAGACTATGACTGTTTGCTATTTTGGGTTGCTGGAGGCATGACTATACAGACACCTATATTCACTGGTTCTGCGTGGTCAAAAGCCGCTTTAGGAGCGGCTGGTTATACAGACACTACGGCTGGTGTTTGGTATAGCGGAATAGATGATTATTGTCAAAATTTTGTAAAGTATGATTTAATATCAAGAATGAATAATGGTTATGGACATGCTGCTTTAATGGGCGACGAAGTATATAACGGAACAGTCGCTATCACAAAAAATGAATTTAGGTCTGATGAAATAGGCATAAGTGGTTTTGATTCTACTTCTACTCCAATTGATTATGATACAGCTGGTGGAGAGGTTCCAAATGAACATGGTGGTAATTTTCAAAAGCATATTATGAGTTGTGGTTCACATTCCACTTCAGCAAATACAGGCGACGGGGATATTGATTTATCTACTGCTAATAAAAATACTTTTTTCCCACCAGTCCAAGATGTAGAAGTTTATGGAACTCATAGATTGAATATAGCAACACAAACAAATGGGGCAACAGTTCTATATAGCATTTCTCCAACTTCAACTCCTGCTGGCTACCATCTTACTGATTTTTGGAATTTAGTTATTGATATAAAAATTAGAGGGTATGACGATAGTTATACAGGTGGTGGCTCTTCTGATGCAGACAAAGAATTTTTTAAAAGTAGGGTAAATGTATTTTTTCAACCTTTTGGCGAAACGGGC